GGTAGTCATTGAGCTGTTGACCCTCGCCGGCGTGATCCTCAAGCTGCTGGGCGCCATCGAGGTGTCCTGGCACTATGTGCTCCTGCCGGAGTACGTCACGATCATCGTTTACATCGACTGGATCCTCCTGCAGTTCTGGCGGTTCTGCCGGCAGAGGAAGAGACGAAAGCAAAACTGAATAGGGACAGCCGGGGCTGCACGCCTCGGCGCCCTGATTGAAAGGAGAATGTGATGGTAATTTCGGAAGCCTACAACATGGACTGCATGGAGGCCATGCGCGCCATGCCGGACAAAGCCTTTGACCTCGCTGTTGTGGATCCACCCTACGGCGACGGACTTCCAAGGCAGTCCAGGCTGCCAAGTGATCCGGAGGAACGCCACGCAAAGCTGAAAACGCTCAAGCCGAACACGCTGCGCGCCGGAGGCCACTTTAAGAAGTTCGACCCCAGCTCCAAGATTGCGGAGTGGGATGTTGCGCCTGATCAGGAATACTTCAACGAGCTGTTCCGCGTTTCGAAAAACCAGATCGTCTGGGGAGGCAACTATTTTGAGATGCCGCGGACGCGCTGCTTCCTGGTCTGGCGGAAAACCAACGTGCCGCTGGAAGGCTTCAGCATGGCCGCAGCTGAGTATGCATGGACAAGTTTTAACCGGAATGCGCTGGTGTTCGAGTTCAGCGCAATCAACCAGGCGGGCAGGTTCCACCCGACGCAGAAGCCGCCGGAGCTGTACGCATGGATCTATAAGCACTTTGCCAAACAGGGCGACCGGATCCTCGACACGCACCTGGGCTCAGGCTCCAGTCGGATCGCGGCCTACGACGCCGGCCTGGAATTTGTCGGCTATGAGATCGACAAAGAGTATTTTGAAAAACAGGAGGAACGCTTTGACCGACATACAAGTCAATACAGCCTATTCAGTTAAGGAGGGCACGCTGCGGTGAAGATGATCCGCAAATACATCGACGCCGGGCCGCTGCACTATGTGATGCTCTACCCGAAGATCGCACGGAATGACTCCGAGCGCGGGCGCAAGGCAAAGCGGAAGATGACCACCGCCGCCCAGCAGCAGCTGAACAACCGGAACAGCACCATGCGGCTGGAGCTGGATCTGGCCGCCAACTACCTGCCCGGAGATCTGTTCATCACCCTGACTTATGACGACGACCATCTGCCGCGACGCCGGAGCCAGTGCATGCAGAATTTGCAGTACTTCCGGGAGTTGCTGGGCGCCGAATACAAAAAGCGCGGCGCGAAGCTGACCATGCACTGGGCCTATGAACACAAGCACGGCGACGCCCGGTGGCACATCCACGCGGTGGCCAACGCCGCGGACGTGGACTTTCAGGTGATCGCCTCGCTGTGGAGGAGAGGCAGCGTAGAGATCCGGCGCCTGAAGCTGGGCACCCATCCGGATCCGGAGCACCCCGGCCACACGAAAGAGTACAGCTACGGCGCCCTAGCGCAGTACATGACCAAGGAGCGACCGGACAAGCTGGGGCAGCGCTCATGGTCATACACCATGAACGCCAGACACCCCGTCATGGAATATGAGACCGTGGATCCAGACACCACGCTGAACGCACCCCACGGCGCCCGTCTGCTGGAGCGCGAGACCCAGAAGAATGAGTTCGGCAAGTATGAGCGCATCAAGTTCATGGATGCCGACCCTGCCCGGCGCACCACCGCCAAGCGCCGGAAGCACAAATAAAAGCTCTGCTTTTTATATTATTTTTTTGACTCTTGAAATAGGGAATAATAGGAGGGGAAAGCGTTGATTTCACAAATTCAATGTGATACAATGGTCACAGTAAAGGACGGGGCGGTGATCTGCCCTCAGTGCCGACGGAAGATCCGGGGACTCCGGCTCTATCCGGACTCCTACGCGGAACGGCTCAACCTGCAGTGCCAGAGCTGCGGGTGCAACTTCGACATCGACATACCGACAGGCCAGCGCTGCAACAGCCCGCGCCACTGATGATCGCTTAGATGCGTGATCGGTGGAGCGGGCTGTTTGTTTTCGGCCGCAGGTGATAGCGCGGGCCGGAAGCACCCCAGGGGGGTCTGGTTAACGGAGGCCTTCAAAAAACAAACCCAGGGGGGTCATATTTCCCATGGCATCCAGGAGCAAAGCAAACCCCAGGTACTCCAACGGCACCCTCCGGCGGAAGTACCGGGAGCGGTTCCGGGCACGGGGCGACGGCTGCGCGATCTGCGGCGGAAAGCTCGGCCCGATTCGTTACGACGAACCAAGCAACGCACAGCATCCGCTGTCGTTTGTGATCGACGAGATCAAGCCCGTCAGCAAGTGGCAGGAGTATGGCTACCCCTCGCCCCGGGCGGCGGCTGAGGATTTCAGCAATTTGCAGGCTGCGCACTACTGGTGCAACAGCGTGAAAAGCAACCGCACAGACTTCACCCTGCAGCGGACAAAGCTGCGGCCTCTCAGCGACGGGGACTGGTGAGGGGTGGGGGAGGACCCCCTCCCGGGGCTGGCGGCTCGCCCACGCCGCCAGCGCCGAAATACCCCCGAGAAAAATTTCGGCAGGAAGGGCGAAACACAAGATCAACCGTGCGCAGGCCGCGCGGGATTCGCACGCACAGGAGGTGTGCGCATGTCACGAGAGCAAACCTACACCCAGCAGATGAAGGAGCTGGGGATCTATCAGCCGATCTTCGACCCGGAGATCAAGCTACTTTGCGAGCTGGAGCGAGACCTCCAGCGGCTGAACAAACGGTGGAAGGAAGCGGGCTGCCCCACCGTGGAGAAAGACCGCGCCGGCCCTCCCACCAGCGACAAGACCCTGGACGCCATCATGAGCCTCCGCAAGGAGATCCTGGCGCACCGGGACGCCCTTGGCCTGACGCCGAAGGGCCTGCAGCGGTTAAAGCCGAAGGGTGCACTGCAGCAGGCAGAGCCCCAGAAGCCGCAGGAGCGCGGCGCCACCGTGCTGGAGCTGGTTCGGGCCCAGGCGGACCGAAAGGAAGCCTGAAAACATGACCGGATCGCAGACGCCGACCTTCCGCGTGGAGCCGGCACGGGCCGGATCTGAGGGCCCGCTGGCCGCCCAGCTCATGGAGGCCTACGCCTACGCCCTCGACCGGTGGCAGATGCTGGTGCTGGACTGTTGGCTCGGCACCGACGCCGGCATGAAGTACACCGTCACCAGCGCCGGACTTGCACTTCCCCGGCAGAACGGAAAAAACGTCTGCCTGGAAGCCCGCGTAGTTTTCGGCTTGGCGATCCGCGGCGAGCGCGTCCTCTGGACAGCCCACCAGGTCAGAACCTGCAAAAAGGCATTCCGGCGCCTGGTGGCGATCTTCACGGACAAGCGCCACCCGGAGCTCATGGCCCTGGTGAAGCAGATCCGTTTTACCAACGGCGAGGAGTGCATCGAACTCACCAACGGCGGCAGCGTGGAATTTATGGCCCGCAGCCGCCAGGGCGCCCGCGGCTATGACGGGATCTCCCTGGTGATCTTCGACGAGGCCCAGGAGCTGACGGACGACCAGGTGGAGGCCATCATGGCCACGCTGAGCGCCAGCGCCACCGGCACCCGCCAGATCATCTACACGGGGACGCCTCCCTATCCCAACTGCCCCGGCACGGTGTTCCGACGCAGGCGGCAGATCTGCCGGGAGTCGCCGGGTCAGCACGACGCCTGGCATGAGTGGAGCGTCGAGGCGGAGAGCGCAGCGGACATCCATGTGGGTGATCCGAAGCTCTGGTACAAAACCAACCCCGCCATGGGCATCCGGCTCTCGGAGGAGTTCACCGCCGAGGAGCTGCGCACCATGAGCGCCGACGGCTTTGCCAGAGAGCGCCTGGGCTGGTGGTCTCCTGAGCTGACGCGGAAGGATGACCTGGCCCTGGATCAGGAAGCCTGGGAAGCTGCGGCCTCAGATCTGCGCAAGCCCGAAGGCAAGACGGCCTACGGCGTGAAGTTCTCCGCCGACGGCTCCGAGGTGGTGCTGGCCGGCGCCGTAATCACCCCGGGAGGATCGGTGAGGATCAGTCTCATCGACCGCGCGCCAACCGGCCACGGTACCAAATGGCTGGCCGCCTGGCTGAATGAGCGCTACACCCGCGCTTCCTGCGTCGTGATCGACGGCAGAAACGGCGCAGACGTTCTGGTGGATCGGGTCAGCGAGACCTGGAAGGCCAAGGGCAGCGTGATTCGCCCCTCTGCCAGGGACGTGTGCGCAGCTGCCGGCCAGCTGCAGGACGCGCTTTCCGAGGGGACTTTGAGCTGGTACAGGCCACAGGAGGCCTTGAACCAGAGCGCGAAAACAAGTACCAAACGCCCTCTGTCCGGAGGCTGGGCCTTCGGCGGGCCGGATGCGGCGCCCATCGAGGCCTGCGCGCTGGCCCTCTGGGGCGCGAAAACAAGCAAGCGGGATCCTGCCCGCAAAATGAGAGTGGGGTAAATGCATGACGAGCGAATATCTGCCTGGAAACATTACCAGGGCTTCGGGTCTCCTTCCGGAGGACGCGGCCAGGCTGCGGGAGCTGGTGAACACGTTCCACCGGCACCGTAGCGCCAACGCAATCAAGCGCAAATACTACGAGGGGCACATCCCGCTGCGCGATGTCAACCTCGGCCTGGCCCTGCCCCGCAGCATCGCCGGACTGGAAATTGACTGCGCCTGGGGCGAGAAGGCGGTCGATGTGCTGGCGGCCCGCAGCCGGTTCGACGGCTTTGTGGGCGCCAACGGACAGGAGCTGGAGCAGCTCGCCCAGATCGTCCGGGACAACCGGCTCGTGGCCGAGTACAACAAGACCTGCCGGGACGAGCTGCTTTATGGCTGCACCTTCGCCACCCTGAGCGCGGATCCGGTGATCGGCTGCAAGATCCGCTTTCACAGCCCGGAGAGCGCCGCTGCCCTCTGGGACGGTGAGAAAGGGCGGATCGGATGCGGCTTTGCCGTGATCGACACGGTGCAGGATGAATACGATCACAGCTGGTTATCGTCCCATGTGAATCTGTACACCGACGATGCTGTGGTGGAGCTCACGAGGCCGAAGAAGGGCTACCAGTGGACGGCGGAGTATCTGCCGAACCGGGTTGGCCGCGTGCTCATGGAACCTCTGACCTGGAACGCTACCACCATGAAGCCCTTCGGCAGAGCCCGCCTGAAGTCTGCGGTGCGGAGACTGATCCAGGGCTATGTGCGCACCATCTGCAACGCCACCATCGGGCTGGAGTTCTCCACCGCCCCGCAGAAGTATTTGATGGGCGTCACGGATGACCAGTACGACGCCATCGTCAGCGATAAATTCCAGGCGTATGTTGGCGCGATCATTGCCGGCACGCAGAATCCGGAGACCGGGCAAAATCCGGTGTTCGGCCAGCTGGCCCAGGGCACCATTGAGCCCCATGTGCAGATGATGCGGCTGCTCAGCACACAGTTCTCCGCTGCCACCGGGCTGAGCGTGTCGGACGTGGGTGTGGTGAACGACGCCAACCCCACCAGCTCCGACGCCATCGAGGCCCAGACCAAGACGCTGGCCGCCCTTGCGGAAGAGCTGAACAAGGCAAACGCGGACGCGCTCTACCAGATCGCCCTCATGGCGCTGGCTCTGGCGAATCAGACGCCCATCGACCGGTTGACCGAGGAACAGCGCAGCGTGACGGCACACTTTAAGAATCCCACCATGGCGAGCCTCGCGGCCACTGCGGACGCAGCCATGAAGATCGCCAGCGCGCGTCCGGGCTTTGCCCAGACCGATGTGTTTATGGAGATGGTCGGCTTCGACCAGGCGGAGATCCGCCGCATCAAGGCCCAGGAGACCCGCGCGCGGGGCCTGGCTGTGCTGGAAGAGCTGACAAACGAGGATGAGAGCGATGACGATCTCCAGATCTGATTGGGAGGATTACATCCGACGCCTCAGTCGTGTCAGCGAGAAGGCGGCCAAGGCCATGCGGGACTACATGGCAGCCAGTCAGAACGCCTCTGTGGAGCAGCTGATCCGCTACGCCTACACGCTGACCACCCGCTACGGTGAAGCTGCGGCGGCGCTGGCCTGCGAGATGTATGACGCGGTGGCTGCGGCTTCTGGTGCTGCAGTTGCCGCTGCTGCCCCGGCCCCGGTGGCCACTGTCTCGGAGGTCACCGGCGCAATCCGGGCCGTGCAGGGGCAGTCAGACAATCTGATCCCTGCCATCGCCTCCAGATATGTGAAGCGGGCAGCTGCGGACACCACGCTGCAGAACGCCGTCCGAGACGGCGCTGAATTTGCCTGGGTGCCCCACGGGGACACCTGCGCGTTTTGTATCACCCTGGCCTCCAACGGCTGGCAGCCGGCAAGCAAAAAGGCACTGAAGGGCGGGCACGCGGAGCACATCCACAGCAACTGCGATTGTGAGTATGCCATCCGATTCGACAGCCGGACACAGATCTCCGGGTATGACCCGGATAAGTACCTGCAGCAGTACCAGGACGCCGACGGGCGCAAATGGCAGGACAAGGTCAATGCCATGCGCCGGGAACAGTACGCTGGGAACGCCGACGCCATCAACGCCCAGAAACGGGCGGCCTACGAGAGCAGAAAAGCCTTGAAGGACAGCTGAAGTCGTGGTATAATAAACCAAATGAATAACGCAGGCCAGCGCTATAACAGCCCGCGCCACTGATTATCACAGAAATGTGAGATCGGTGGCGCGGGCTTTTTGTTTTTCTTGTGCCCTATTAGGACACCAACCAGTCAATACTGCGGCTTCGGTCGCTTGACGCCCACGGGCGGCGATATGCCCGGAATTTACTCTACGGAGGTATGAAACTGTGAGTCAGGAAACCAACAACAACCCCCAGGGCGCTCCCGACGGCGCTCAGAACGCTCCCCAGCAGGAGCGGACATTCACGCAGGCGCAGGTGGACGCAATCGTAGCCGACCGGCTGGGTCGCGAGAAAGCCAAGTTTGCGGACTATGACACCCTGAAAGAAAAGGCGGACAAGTATGACGCCGCCGAGGAAGCCAACAAATCCGACCTGCAGAAGGCCCAGGACGCCGCTGCGAAAGCGCAGCAGGAGCTGGCTGATCTGAAAGCCGCCAACACTGCCCGCGAAATGCGTGCCAAGGTGGCCAAGGAGACCGGCGTGCCGGAAAGCCTTCTGAGCGGTGACGATGAGACCGCTTGCCGCGCCCAGGCTCAGGCCATCCAGGACTATGCCAAGGGCACCGGCGTCGGCTTCCCCAAAACGAAGGACGGCGGCGAGGTAAAAAAGCCCGCTGCCGGCGGCACCACCCGCGACCAGTTCGCGGACTGGTTCAACAACAACACCTAACAACGAAAGGAGGCCATTTCCATGGCTGAAGACATCAACAGAACCACTTCCATCTCTCTGCCGACCGAAGTCAGCTCCGAGATCCTGCAGAAAGTGCAGGAGGAATCCGCCATCATGCGTCTGGCACGCCAGATCACCCTGCCGGGCAACGGCGTCACCATCCCGGTGATCACCGGCGATCCCACCGCAGGCTGGGTCGGTGAGACCGATCCCAAGCCCGTGAGCAAGGCGCAGCTGGGCACCAAGGTCATGCGCGCCTATAAGCTGGCCGTGATCGAGCCCTTCTCCAACGAGTTCCGCCGGGACGCCCGCGCACTCTATGACGCGCTGATCTCCCGTCTGCCCGGCGTGCTGGGCCTGACCTTTGACCAGACCGTGCTGGGCACCCAGAACAAGCCCGGCAATGACTTCGACAACTTCGCCGGCTGCACCGCCCAGAGCATCCTGAACGCCAACAACGGCACCTATCTGGGCCTGGTGGCCGCGGATGCGGACATCTCCGCCAACGGCGGCCTGCTCAACGGCTTCGCCCTCGGCGCCCAGGGCCGCGCCCTGTTACTGACTGCGACCGACTCCACCAACCGTCCGATCTTCCTGGCTTCTGCCAACGACGGCACCGTGGACAAGCTCCTGGGCGCGCCCGCGTACTTCAACCGCGGCATCTACAAGGCAGGCACCGCAGCCGCCGGTCAGACTGCAGGCACCCCGGCTGTTGTCGGCGTCGCAGGCGACTGGACGAAGGCGCTCTACGGCACCGTGGAGGGCGTGCAGATCGCCATCAGCGATCAGGCTACCCTGACCTACAAGGACGGCAGCAACAACGACGTCACGCTGAACCTGTGGCAGCGCAATATGTTCGCCGTCCGCGCCGAGATCGAGATCGGCTTCCGCGCCGACACCGGCTGCTTCAACCTGCTGACCGGCGCTACCCCGACCTGATGAAAACGGCGATGATCCACGCGCTGACGGGCACCCGGATGTACGTGGAGCAGGATCGGGTCGATGAATACCTCCGGGCGGGTCACAGGCTCGCCCCGGAGGAGACCCAGGTCGAAACGCCCGCGGCGAAGCGGCAGCGGGCAAAGAAAGCGAAGGAGTGATCCCCATGGCGGCATACGCAACCATTTCTGACGTCGCTGCCGGTTTCAGAGAGCTGGACGAGGACGAAGAGAGCCGCGCTGCGCAGTTGCTGGAGGAGGCGGGCGTCCTGATCGACGCCATGGCCGCGAAAGCATCGGACGATGCCAAGCGGGTGGTCTCCTGCCGTATGGTTCGCCGGGCGCTGGGGGCCGGAGAAGACACCAGCATGGTCTCCGCCCCCATGGGCTCCACCCAGGGCAGCATGGCCGCCGGCGGCTACAGCCAGAGCTGGACGATCGGCGGAGGCGGTGCAGCCGGTGAGCTGTACCTCGGCCGGACCGAGAAGTTGCTGCTGGGCATCGGGAACCGGATCGGGGCTCGCAGCCCGCTGGAGGGTGACGCCGATGATTAAAGGCATCACCGTCACCCTCTACGAGCGCACCCAGACCGGCACGGACGCCTTCAACGCGCCGATCTACACCGAGACGCCGGTGGCGGTGGAAAACGTCCTGGTCTCCCCGGTAACTGACGAGGACGTCACCGACGCGCTGAACCTCTACGGGAAACGGGCTGAATATGAGCTCTGCCTCCCGAAGGGCGACGCCCACGACTGGAAGGACTGCCGCGTGGATTTCTTCGGCCAGAGCTACCGGGTCTTCGGCAAAGGCAAGCAGTGGATCGAGGAGAACGTCCCGGGGCCCTGGAACAAGAAAGTGCTGGTGGAAGCCTATGGCTAAAGTCAAGATCGTCCTGAACAGCGCCGGCGTGAAAGAACTGCTGAACAGCCCGGAGATCCAGGCCACGCTTATGGAGCAGGGCCAGCGCATCCAGGGCAGCGCCAACGGCATGGCCCAGAAGGACGGTGCCGAGTTCCACGCCGTGCCGGTACAGACACCGGGCCGCGGCATCGTCCGCGTCAGCGCTGCCAACCGCCAGGGCGTCCGGGACAACCTGGAAAACAACACTTTGTTAAAGGCGCTGGGAACATGATCGAGAAAATCTTACTTGACCGTCTCAATGCCGTGCTGCCGGAGCCGGTGTATATGGAGGTGCCGCCCAATCCGGGCGACCGCTACTACGTCCTCGAGAAGACCGGCAGCACCATGACGGACGGCGTCTGCAGCGCCATGATCGCGCTGCAGAGCTACGCGCCGAGCCTCTACGAGGCGGCGCTGATGAACACTTCGGGGAAGGCTGCCATGCTGAACACGGTGGTTTTGAACGCCGTGACGCAGGTGCGGCTCAACTCCGACTACAACTTCACGGACACGGCCAAGAAGCAGTACCGCTATCAGGCGGTGTTCGATGTCTACCATTATGAGGAGTGATTTCTATGTCCAGAGGCAATGCCGAAAACGTCACCACAGGCAAGCCGAGAGTTGACGGCGGCGTCTATATCGCACCGCTGAACACCGCTCTGCCCACCGACGCCACGAGCGCGCTGGCCTCCGCCTTTGCGCCCGCCGGTTACGTCAGCGAGGACGGTGTCACCAATCAGCAGCAGCGCACCAGCGGTGAGATCAAAGAGTGGGGCGGCCAGACCGTGGACACGCCCACCACCGGCTTCACGGATCGGTGGAAGATCAAATTCATTGAGACGAACAAGACCGTCCTGAAGCTGGTGAACGGTGACAGCAACGTGGCGGAAACCGGAAACAAGCTCGCAGTCACCGTGAACGGCACCGAGCTGAATGAGTATGTCATCGTCATCGACATGGCGCTCAAGGGCGGCAAGCTCAAGCGTACCATTCTCCCGCGGGCGAAGGTCGCTGAGATCGCCGACATCGTCTACAAGGGCGACCAGGCCGTGGCCTATGACGCCACCGTCAATGCTGCCCCCGACAGCTCCGGCAACAACCACTACGAGTACATCGAGCCCGGCGAAACCGCTGCAGCCGAATCCTAACGGAAGGAAGTGCAAGAGATGGACGAAAAGGTATCTGAGAAGGTCATCACCGGCAAAACGCTCAGCGGGTTTGAGTTCTCGGTGAATGAGGCGGCTCTGGATGACTATGAGTTGCTGGAGGATCTGGTGCTCCTGGACAGCGGCCAGAGCCAAGTCATGGTGCGCGTCTTGAACACGATTCTGGGCGCAGACCAGGCCAAACGGTTGAAAGAGCACTGCCGCGGCGAGAATGGAAAGGTTGCGATTACCGATATGGAGCGCGAGCTGATTGCCATTTTCAACGCCCATAAGACTTCAAAAAACTCAGAGCGCTCGCCGGCATGATCGCAGCCGACGAGGACGCGCTGCAATGCGATCTCGCGGAGACCTACGGCGTATTTGATTATCGCAGCCTCACGCCAACCATGGCGGCGAGGCTGGCCGCAGGTCTCCGAAATGACAGCAGGATCCAGTGCAGGATGGCAGGGCTTGAGGAGCCGCTTTCCACCGTCCTGCTGGCGGCCTGCCTGGACTACCTCACGGCGATTCGCGGCCTGCTGGCCGGTGAGATCCCTGCAGAAAGGATCACGCCGCTGCTGCTGGCGGATCGGGAGGAACCGGCACCCACCGGGCGCTTTGCCTCCGGTGAAGATTTCGAATCCTGGCGTGCCGCGAAACTGAAAGAGAGTTGATTCTATGCCAGATCTTGCAAAAGCATATGTGCAGATCATCCCCAGCGCCCAGGGCATGCAGGGGCAGCTGGAAGGCCTGCTGGGCGGCGAAGCCGACTCTGCCGGCGAGAGCGCTGGCAAGCGGTTCTCCGGAAAATTCGGCACCATGCTCAAGGTCGGCGGTGCTGCGGCTGCAGCAGGCGTAGCAGCGATCGCAAAAAGCGCTGTTACCGCTTATGCTGGCTACGAGCAGCTGGTGGGCGGCGTCGAGACCCTGTTTTCCAGCCTGGACGGCACCGTGAGCGCGGCGCCGCAGGTGTTGGCTGCAGCCGGGAATGCCTACAAGACTGCAGGCATCTCGGCAAACGAATACATGGAGACCGTCACCAGCTTTTCTGCTGCGCTGGTCTCCAGCCTGGATGGGGACTACGCCAAGGCGGCGCAGGTCTCCGATATGGCCATTACGGACATGGCCGACAACGCGAACAAGATGGGCTCCAGCATGGAGAGCATCCAGATGGCCTATCAGGGCTTCGCAAAACAAAACTACACCATGCTGGACAACCTCAAGCTGGGCTACGGCGGCACCAAGACCGAAATGGAGCGCCTGCTGGCCGACGCCACCGCTTTTTCCGGCGTGGAGTACAATATCGACAATCTGAATGACGTCTATGAGGCCATCCACGTCATCCAGACGGAGATGGGCATTGCCGGAACCACCGCAGAAGAGGCGTCAAGCACAATCTCCGGCTCCCTCGGCATGACGAAAGCCTCCTGGGAGAACCTGATGGCCGGCATGGCCAACGGCAACGCCAATCTCGGCGCGCTCATGGGTCAGCTGGTGGACAGCGCCGGGACCTTTGCCAGCAACGTCGTTCCGGTGATCGGCCAGGCCCTCAGCAGCATCGGAGAGGTGGCGCCGCAGCTGGTCGCTACACTGGTCGGCACGATTGTGGAGAATCTCCCTGCTGTGATCGATGGAGGTGTGCAGCTTCTGGTCGGCATCGTCACCGGCCTGATCCAGGCGCTGCCGCAGCTGATCGCCTATGTGCCGCAGATCATCATCACGCTGGTCACGTCTCTGCTGAACGGCCTCGATCAGATCCTGAGCGCCGGCGAGCAGCTCCTGGAGGGCTTCATCAACGGCATCGGCAATAAGATCGGCGACGTCTTTAATAAGGGCATTGAGGTCGTGACCAACGTCTGGAACGCCATTACGTCCTGGTTTGGCCAGCTGTTCCAGGCCGGCGCTGATCTGGCCAGCAACGTGGTCAACGGCATCGGCTCCTGGATCGGCAACATCTACAACAAGGGCGTCGAGATCGTCACCAACGTCTGGAACGGCATCACGTCCTGGTTTGGTCAGATCTTCGATTCCGGCGCAGAGCTGGTCTCGCGGGTTGGATCCGGCATTACCAGCGTGATCTCGACGATGCAGAGCATGGGCAGCAACATCGTGAACAACGTAAAGCAGGGCTTTATGAACATGGTATCCGACGCCCTCAGCTGGGGTTCCCACCTGGTGCAGAACATCGCCCAGGGCATCCGGAACGCTATCAGCTTTGTCTCCAGCGCTGCGTCCAGCGTGGCCGGCGCAATCTCCAGCGTATTGAGGCACAGCGTCCCGGAAGAGGGCCCTCTGTCTGATGATGACATCTGGGGCGTGCATCTGGTTCAGAACATCGCCCGCGGCATGGAGTCTCAGAAAAGCAGCCTGCGGCGCCAGGCGGAGAGCGTGGCCGGGAT